ACAGCTTGGCGACATACTTGTGTTTATTGATTGCAAGATTGGTATCGGCAATGGTTTCATCTGCATAAACGACAGATGCTCCTTCACCCTTATCGTTCAATCCTGTTACTTCTGCAATTTCCGGAATATTGATTGTATCTCCTCTACCTTTGACAAGCGAAGAATAATCATCGCAAATTGGTCTAAGTACAAGAGAAGCCTCAAAATATCCCATAATGGCACTTGCCCAAAGTTCTGGTATTAACAGATCATAATCGGTTACACCAGTGGCATCGCCAGTTGCATAAAAATTAGCCATTTTAAAATCTCCTTATTTCATATCAATTTTTTGGTTTGCTCCTGTAACCATCAAGAATGCGACTCCAGTTCTTTTTCCTTTCTGTAGAAGTCATTTCTGTAAAAGGATTCTTATCTGGTGGCACTGTAACACCTACAGCACTCTCATTCGTTGAGACAGGAACTTTAATTGATCGCTTTGCGAACTTCAACAACTTTTCTGTTGACATCTCTTCCGCAAATTCACGATCCTCTTCAGACAGAGATTCCATGGCTTCTGTCCTGAGTACAGATTCTAAAGAATCACCCTTGTCTGCTCTCACAGTCAAGTCTGCAATGGTCTTCTCGCGCTTCTCAGCAAGTTCCTTCCATTGCTCTTTATCCTTCAGCTTCTGGTCCTCAATGGACTTTAATTGGGTTTCTAACTCCTTAACCCTGGTTTCATTCTGTTGCGCACGTTTTCTGTAACTCTTAGACTCTGCTATCAGTTCACCGACATCATGCGAAGTATCGGTTTTCCCTTGTTCCGTTGTGGATGGAACTTCCTGCTCACTCTGAGCGACCTGTTGGTCCTGTTCTTTACTCATTTTTATATCCTCACTACTTGTGCGGGTAGATTTAAAGTTTTTTCTATGTTGTCAACAATTTTAAATGCAATCCCCTTAACAACCTTCTTCTGTAAATCGATTGGGAGAGGATCTTCCTGGTTAGCAACAATTCTTTTCTTTTTAATATTTGTGTTCTTCCCAAATTTACCTATCTGGTGACCGTGCATCTTCGCTGCTTCCCTTGGATCTGTTGTTCCATAAATAAAGCCTGTCTTGGAAGATGATAGAAGTTTGAAAGAATCCATCATCCTTCCTGTTAAAGTTAAATTGGGAGTAGTAACATTTCTGGAACGCTGTGTTTCTCCTGGCTTAACTGCCTTCCCTTGGGCCTTCCTTCTTTTATAAGCAGCAGTGTATGGAGGAAATTTCTTACCCATTGTCTTACCTACACTGCTTCTCCCTTCAACCTGAACATTAGTTCTATGCTGAATAACAGTCTTCTGCCCTAATTCCGTGAAAAAGGGCTTGTCAAACTTTATAATCTTTTTAAAATCAGGCACTCTCATAATATTGCTGTAATGTTACAGGTGGCCTGTAACTACGACCTTTCTTTTCTTTGTATGCATCAATTTCTGTTTTCGCAGCACTACTTCGCTTCACTCTTTCAGGGGAAGATGACAGTGGGAGCCATTCGTGGCGACAATTGTAGCCTCCTCCGTCCAAAAAGGCTCCTGGGAAACTTGAATCGATGTCACCCCTTTGTAATGGCCCCGCTGCTAACATTACCCTGCATATAGGTCTTGTCTTATGATCTAAAGGTCCTTCATACCAAAATAAAGTCTCCTCCGGTAACCCCTCAGACATAGTAGCAGTGATACTCCGTCTATATGTTGCCATGGAAGTCGAAACTATCGTCTCTATCCTTCCAGGAGACAAATTTAGATTTCTTCCTAATAAATTCTTTAACTCACTCTTTGATAGATTGGATGACACGCCCTCAATCAAAGATAAACGCATCTGCTCTCCTAATTGCTGTGTGTATGCTACGATGGAAGCTTCCTGTACACTTCGCAAGGCAAGAAGTTGAGATTCCGTGATCCTGCCAAACATAAATAGATCATCCAAGAGATTGTCAATATTGGCAAGGTAACCTGCAATAGCTGACTCCATTGCAAGGTCCACCAGAAGATAATCAGCCATGATAAGTGCGCCAAGAATTGCCATAATCTCCTCTGCGGAAAGACCTTCATCTTTAAGTTCTTCAATATCAGAGATAAACGCATCCTGCGACTGCCCAAGGGAATCAAGGAATTCCTTAACCTCCTGATCAATGATATCATTCACTTAATACCCTGTAACCTAGATAATAACCTGCTACCAGGGACTTCCTGCTCTTTAGACTCTTCAGCCTGCTTCTTAAACTCTTCCCTGAGTTTTGAAGGAGCATCTGGGTTCTGATAATCAAACCAATCCATCGGAGTCGCTAAATTCCTGTCAAACTTCCAAGTCCAGTATGATATCTCCTGCTCAACGGACATTGGATAATTGGGTTCCAGGTAATCAACATTGAAATCCTCATTTAACTGGACCCCAGTCTTTGCCTGTATGATTGCCCTGTCAATTTCATACCTCTTCTTCTCAAAAGGTCTCCATATGTCTTCTGTAGTTGCTGTCCTCTCATCATAGGACTCTATCTCCTGTATTTTAAGAGATTCAGCAGATGGAGCGTTTCCATGGGTGTCAGCCCATTTAATTCTTATGTGATTGTTGTTTAATGTGGCTTCTACCATGAATCTGGTAGAATCAATAATGTCATTCAGAGATCCGCTAGGCGCGGTTACATCAAAATTGCTTCCTTCCGGTAAATATAAAATCTTGTCAACCCCTATCTCAATCCTGCTTGCATCATCTACACCTGTAATATACTTTATACCGATTGCACCAAACCTTACAGCCAAGGATAATTCTGTCATTGCTACAGATACACTCAAGTCTGCACGAACTACATCTGATGCACCCTCTGAATACCAGTCACGCATTGGCTTGTACCTGTGAGTGAATACTACCGGGATTATACCATATGGATTAATATCTGATTCATTTACACTCTGACTATTGCCATTCTGATCAATAAGAAAATGCATTCCAGGTATTCCATCCCTCTCCTCAGTCCAAACAGCATACCAAGGCTTCTCAAGCCTACTGGAGCCATGATTTTCTATTGCAAACATAACTCCAGCAGGATCACGCTCACCGGGAAGGAAAATAGGTTCAAAGAAAGGGATTAAATCATAACGAATCTTTTGCTTTCTCTCGTCCCACCTGGAACGGAAGGCCATTGTGCCTAAAAGAAAGGTTAATTGCTCTAATTGCCTTCTGGATGAGTTCAGGTCAGACATATCTATAAAATCTTTGTATCTGTCATCCACTGCCATCTTTGGAGGTCGCTTATAAGTCATTGAGCGAATCTTAGATATGCGCCTTGTTAAATTCTGTGTAAAAATGGGAACTTGGTTTAAAGACTCTGAACCAAAAAACTTCTTCACATAGAAGTCTATATTCATACCTTCATAATAGTCTAATAAATATTCACGCTCCTTTGCACGCTTGTTTTCAATTATATTAAGTGCCTCACCTAAAGAAGCGAGAATCGTATCCCTGCTTAAATCTTGAATTGTTACCATGGTATAGTCCCTGCCTGTTTCTGTTTAATAGGAAATAGGTTTACGATACTGTAACGGAGGACATCGCACATATGATCGTGCCTTCCATCTTTTAAAGGATCTTCCTTTAATCTCTGATCAGCCTTCTTCTCAGGATATCTGTAATTTTCGTAACATTCAACTGAACCCTTGCACTTGTCCGATACAAAAATGTGAGATTCTCCATTTGCATCCTCAAACCAAGACCTTACATGGGAAACACCGTTGGCAATGGTCCGTGATATGCGATCCTTCTTGTAACGAACATATATTCCCTTCCTGCGGAATATCTCTATGTCACCGATTCCGCTCTGCGCCTGGATTCCCCCTCCTGCCGGATCTCCGAAATACTGTAATACAGGATAACCCTTCTTCAATACCATATTTGCAAGAGTTTCAGTCTTAATGTTCTCTTCAAAACATATCTCGTCTATTTGATATATCGTAGGCTTGGCTTCATTTGCACTGTCAACCTGGAACCATCCCACTGCGGGCATCCGGTAGCCGAAATCGATTGAGCAGTATACAGGAAGGTTCTTGTTAAATCGCAAGCCCCTTCTGATATGGATTGAGCGATCCACCGGGTAGACCTTGCCTGCGTAACTCTGGAAACTTGCTCCGAATTCCTGTAAGAATGTTTCCTTGGTAAGCGTTTTTTTAAGCTCATCTATGTCATCCTTGAAATATGGAGACTCCCAGGATGGCTGCTGCCAACTGTCCCAATTTGGGAATTCATCCGATTGTCCCCTGATATATAAGTCGTGAAGCCAGTTGAATCCCTCTGGAGTGGTTGTGAATAATGCCCAGCCATTCCTGTCAGATAATGTCGGCCTTAAATATTGTTCCCATATGATTCTCTTTATCTTTGCACTCTCATCTAGGATTAACCAGTCTAATCCCTCTCCAACTAAAGAATCTGGATTGTCTGTACTCTTGATCCATACCTCAGATTCCAAACCTGCTAACTTGAAATAATAAAGAGTTCCGCTGATCTCCTTCTTCGCAGCAATAGGAAGATGTAGCTTTAATAATAAGTCCTCCTTTATTATTCGCGCT